CTTAAAGAACAGATTAAAGTAGAAGAATGGCGAATTGGCGAAATAAAGTGTTGACAGTTTAGTAACCATAAGGCAGGATGCACACACATTCAAAAAAACAGAAGGGCTACACATGAAACAAGAAATAAGATGGTTGATAGATGACTTTGTGCGCGCAGACGCTAAGTGGGGCGGCGATGTTATCGACCTTTGTGATGGCAAGAAAGACGTGCTTTGTTATGAGTGGTTGCGCGTTCACCACAGCTGGCTAGATGATTACTTGCCTGTTGCGATAACTGGCACAGTTCACCAGATTGAATACCTAGATGCGCTATATGCTCAAGGCAATGACAGAGCAAGCCTGATGCTTAAAGATGCCATCTATCTATCACTGGAGCAATGCTTGCGAGATAGGGTTGAGGAATACTACCTTGAAGAACACGCAGAAGCAGAACCGTTTGCTGGATATGAGGCAGGACAATGATTAACTTCGACTATAAGTACGCAAGAGACCAAAAGGCTAAAGAGCGCAGAGCGCAAAGCCGTCAATTCATGGCGGCAGGGATAGGGCTATTTCTATGTTATGCGATAGCCTCAACTATGAGTTACAACGATTGTCTACAAGGGATATGCTAATGGAGTATTTATTCATGGCGGGATTAGCTGCCGTAATAATTGGCCTGCTATATGCAGTAGTTAAGCAGAAGCAGCAAGAAACTGTTGAATGGAAAAAGCGCAAAGCGCGGAAAGCGCAAGCCAAGAAGGTGAAATGATGATTCCGCATTTAGTGTTTACAAGTAACGGCTTGTTGGGCGAGTCTGGTTACACAAGCCCCAAGGTTGAAATGGTTTTATATGAAGACTGCTACACACGCGACGAATTGTTGGAAGAGTTTCAGGCTTTTATGGCTGGCTGCGGGTATTTCTTCAACGAAAATGAATCAATACAAATAATAGAAGGTGGAAAACCATGACAAAACTAGAATTTGCCGATAGCGAAACCAGCATCAATGTAACTATTAATCAAGACCGAGTTAGCTTGCAGGAGGCGATAAGCACCTTTGCTGACTTTCTAACTGACGCTGGCTATGAGCTGGGGGAAGGCAAGACCATCGGCCTTATTGCCGTAGAATGAGTGTTGGAAAGCCTGCTTTTGCGTTTACGCAGTACCCCTATGAGTCGCGCAGTATTACACCTGATGCACAGCTTGAGGTTACGCTGTTCAATAGAGACCTAACCAGAGATGAAATGCTCAGTGAGGTTCAGCGGTTCATGGTTGGGTGCGGCTACCACTTTGATGTTAATGAATATATAACGGTGGTGAGCGATGATTGATAGAACTAAGTTCATTGAATTGCCGCAGAAAGTTTGGCTTGTTTATGACACCCATAAAAAAGATAAATTTGCACATATAGAGAAAGTTTTTCTTTCAAGAAAGCAAGCCTATGATTATGTTTACAGATTTACTAACGAAGTCTATGCCGACGACTATATTGAAGAGTGCGCGGTGACACATGATTAAAGGAATTGATGACTGGATAACTTTGAGCGCTGCTGTTGTAGCGGTAATAGCAATTATTGTGGACTATATGTTATGAATGAAGATATTAAAGAAGCCATTAAAGAGGTCAATGCCAGCGTAGACAGGTTGTTAAAAGGTCAGCGAGTGCAGAGGATAAAAGACTGGCTTAAAGTTCAGGCGAGTAAGCCTGTCAGCAATGGGGTTGCCATTCTTGTGGCTATGCTTATAATTATTATCGACTAGGGTTTTCCCTCCTACCCCTTGAAGCAGGTCTGCCGCACCTGTAGTCACAACGCGGTGCCATACCTTTAGTGATATACAACCTATGTTAAACCATCATTTTTAATCATAACCGATAGCCTTTACAATGCCCGCAAATTCACCAACCAGAGAATCGCGAAATGTTATACATGATAGGCTTTATCTTCACAGCCCTTATTCTAGTGGCTATACAAGACCTTAGATTGCACAAAAAGTAACCAGCGTTTACAATAACGGCACAACCAAACTGTTAGCCTGCGGAGGTTAATATGCACCAGTTGAACATTGTAAGCCGTATTATTGAATGCGAAGAAAATGGGTGGCATGATTTGCTGTCAAAGGTTGATGGCATAACCCAGAGCCTGATTGATAACCCCTCTGCTGCACAGCCTGTAATAGTCGCCCTGCGTTACTGGTGTGATGCAGTAGATTGCAAGGTAAACGGTTTACCACCTGACGAGCATGATGTTATGCTCCAGAACCCCCTTATGAATATACGCGCCACCTTTGGCACAGAGGTCTAATGTTATCCGTTGAATACAAAGCCACTGGGGAGCTTATCCCCTACGTAAACAATTCAAGAACGCACAGCGAGGAGCAGGTTCAACAAGTAGCAGCAAGCATAAAAGAGTTCGGATTTACCAACCCTATTCTTATAGATGACGAGGGCGGCATTATAGCGGGGCATGGACGGCTTTTAGCTGCACAGCTATGCGGTATTGCCGAGGTTCCGACAATCACCTTAGAAGGGCTTACAGAGGCTCAGAGAAAGGCGTACGTTATTGCTGATAACAAGTTGGCTTTGAATGCTGGCTGGGACTATGAGGCATTAAAATTAGAAATAGAAACTATATCTAGTGATTTTGATATTACTAAATTGGGTTTTGACGACAATGAATTAGCTAACCTGATTGACGGTTTAGAACAAGATGCGGTAGAGCTTAAAGAAGATTCATATAGTTCAGTTTACAATATTGTGGTTAATTGCACCGATGAAAATCATCAAGAGCGAGTCTTTAATGAGCTACAGCAAAAGGGTTATGAATGCCAAGTTCAAAGTTTATAGTTGAGAGTAATATTCCATCATCTTTTAGAGTTGAAAAGGTTAAAGGACAATTTGATTATGATTCTTCTTTTGTTAGAAAAGAATTTGATGTTGATATACCGATTGAAGACATAGAATGGAATATTGGATTAATTGTAGGAGCTTCAGGCTCAGGTAAAACTACAATAGCTAAAAACGTATTTAAAGATTTTGAATTATTTAATGGCTTTAAATGGACTGATAGAACTGTTGTTGATGATTTTGCTGAAGGTCTATCCGCTATAGATATAACCGATTCTTTAAATAAAGTTGGTTTTTCGTCGCCTCCTGACTGGCTCAAGCCTTTTTCGGTATTATCCAATGGTCAGAAAATGAGGGCGGAACTAGCAAGGCTAATATTAGAATCAGATAAACCTATAATATATGATGAGTTTACTTCAGTAGTTGATAGGCAAGTTGCTCAAATTGGTAGTGCTGCGATTCAAAAGTATATTAGAAAAGAGAATAAACAATTTATTGCGGTATCTTGTCATTACGATATTGAGGAATGGCTAGAACCTGACTGGTTATATGACGCTAATGAAAAGCAGTTTTATCGGAGGTCACTTAGGCGACCAGACATTCAAGTTAATATCAGAAAGGCGGAACAAAGCGAATGGGATTTATTTAAAGAGTTTCACTATTTAAGTTCTAGTCATAATAAGTCTGCCCATAAATACATTGCTGAAATAAATGGAGAGCCTGTTGCTTGGTGCAGTGTGCTGCCTTTGCCTCATGCTCAATTAAAGAACTGCAAGCGCATTCATAGAATAGTGGTTAAGCCTGACTATCAGGGTATTGGTTTAGGCGGTCGGTTTATGAGTCACATCTGTAAAAGGTATAAAGAAATGGGTTTTAGAGTGAAGCTAGTAACCTCTGCGCCATCTTTTATCCATGGGTTAAGAGCATCTAAAAATTGGGTTATGACAAGAAAGCCCAGTAGATTACAGCCAGCGGGTCCAACAAGCGGATTCAGTAAAGACAGCAACACCACCAGCACTGCAAGATTAACTGCATCTTTTGAATATGTGGGTAAAACATGAAACAAGGCAACCAAGGCGATGGGGGTGGGCGACCACCTGTTGAGCTAACGCCAGAGCAGATAATAGAACTACAGGCATTGTCTGCGGTACTTACTAAGGCGCAAGTGGCTGACTATTTCGATATATGTGAAAACACATTACGCGAGATAGAGAAGCGCCAGCCTGAAGTTTCTGCGGCTTATAAAAAGGGCAGAGTAAAACAAGTCGCAAGCATGGGCAGCAACCTTATCCAGATGGCTAAGGGCGGCAACGTAACAGCGAACATCTTTTACCTGAAGACCCAAGGCGGCTGGAAAGAAACAGAGGCAGAGGTTCAAGAGATACCCCCTATCAATATCATATTAGACAGCCGTGTTACTGACCCTACCTCAGAGTGAGATATTCACTAGCAGTAGCCGCTTTCGTGCTGTTGTTGCTGGGCGTAGATTCGGCAAGACCTTTCTGTCTACTGGGGAGATACTGCGAGCCGCTATCAGTGGCAAGAATAAAAACTGCTGGTATGTAGCCCCCACCTACGGATCCGCAAAAGAGATTGCTTGGGATATGCTTATACAGACTATCCCGCCTGAATACCTGACCAAGACAAACGAAAGCAGCCTGACTATGCGCCTGATTAACGGTAGCGTTATCAGCTTGAAGGGAGCGGAGAAGCCTAACAACCTTAGAGGACGAGCTTTAGACTTTGTTGTCCTTGACGAGTTTGCAGATATGCGACCAGAGGCGTGGTATGAGGTTATCAGACCCAGCCTGTCAGATAGGCAAGGGAGTGCGTTGTTTATCGGCACACCTAAAGGGCGCAACCATTTCTATGACCTGTACACCAAAGGGCTAGACGGTGATGCAGATTGGGATAGCTTTCAGTACACAACGATTGAGGGCGGCAATGTTCCTGCGGCAGAGATTGAATCGGCTAAAGCTGACCTTGATGAACGCACCTTTCAGCAGGAATACCAAGCCCAGTTTGTAAACTACTCAGGGCTTATCTACTACGGCTTTAGTCGTGAAGATTCAGTGCGCAAGATAGAGACAGACCACCACACCCTGCATGTTGGAATGGACTTCAATATTGACCCGATGAGTGCTGTTGTTTGTATTCGCCACCATGACACCTTAGTCGCTGTTGATGAAATAGTAATGTTCGGCAGTAATACGCAAGAGATGGCGCAGGAAATCAGAACGCGCTACCCTGACAAACATGTTATCATCTACCCTGACCCAGCTTCACGCCAACGCAAGACCAGCGCAGGTGGGCGCACAGATTTAAGCATACTTCAGAACGCAGGTTTTGAGGTTAAGGCTAAGACCAGACACGCACTGGTTAGGGATAGAATAAACGCGGTCAATTCCAGATTGCTTTCCAGTGATGGGCAGCGGAACTTGTTGATAGACCCTAAGTGTAAACAGACAATAGAATCCTTAGAGCGCCAGACCTACAAAGAAGGCACTAGCGTTCCTAATAAGGATGGTTTTGACCACATGAATGATGCTCTTGGCTATCTGGTAGAATACCTATTCCCAGTTAGAACAGACCGCATAGTACCCAAACCACAAAGGTGGAGTTAATGAGTAAAAATTTAGAATACACGCACCCAGAATATGACAACAATAAATACCGCTGGGAGTTCTACCTGCGCAGTTATATGGGTGGTGAAGACTATCGTGATGGCTCCTATCTGACGCGCTATGTTAATGAAGACAGTGAAGAGTACAGCCGCCGCCTTGACCTGACACCGATGGACAACCACAGCAAGAACATTATCCACATCTACAGCAGCTTTCTATGGCGACAAGCACCAGTGCGCAGCTTTAACTCTGCCGCTGGTAACTATGCCCTTGAACCATTTATGAAAGATGCTGACCTAGATGGGCGCAGCTTCAATGCGTTTATGCGAGAGGCTAACATCTGGGCGAGCGTATACGGTAACGTCTGGATTATGGTCGATAAGCCCGCATCTAACGCCCGCACCAAGGCTGAGGAGCTGGGACAGGACATAAGACCTTATTTGAATATGTTCACCCCTGAGAATGTATTCGACTGGGAATATGAGCGTATGCCGTCTGGTCGCTATGAGCTTTGCTACCTGAAGGTTCGTGAGTCTATCGAGGAAATCAGCGACACTGAAAAGGTGGTTTATTACCGCATCTGGACGAAGAGCGATGTGAAGCTGTTTAAGAGTATCAACGAGCAGGATACCCACATCAGCACAGAGGAGAACGCGCTAGGGCGAATCCCTGCGGTGTTCCTACCTGCACAGCGTTCAGTAGTACGCGGCATTGGTATTAGTGACCTGTCAGACGTTGCCTATATGCAGCGGGCTATCTATCAGGAGCTTTCGG